TGGAACCGATAACACCAGCCACCGCATCATCCAACGTGAACGCTTTAGACAACCCCAGCTCAACCGTTACCGACACGGGTTACGCCTTCGCAAACACTGGGCCAGAAGTACGCTCATACCGTTTGATCGCGTTGACAATCTGCTCACCAACCTGAGCCCCATTAGTGCCCATACCCGCCGTCACATTGATTGTGATGTTCGTGCCACCACCGCCTAGCCGGTCATTCGGCACAATGTTCCCGCCACGACCCGGCATGAAAACCTCCGGCCCCTGCTCACCAACCAGGTACGGCATACCACCCGTCACACGCCCACCAGCAGCGCGACCACCAACCTGAGCGCCCGGAGGGGTAATCACACCATTTGCCTGAAACCCGCCCAAAGCCTTGAACCGTTTGTAAGCAGCAATCGCAGCATCAATAGCATCGGCAACAGCCTTAACCGCTTTCTGCAACCGCAGCAGCGGGTTTAGCTGCAATTCAATCGCCCCAATGAAGGAAGGCGTTTCACCCTCAAACTCTCCAAAACGGGAAATAATTTCGTTGAAAAAATAGTCAATGCCACTGAAAATCCTTGCCGTGTCAGAAAGTAAGGGGATAACCCTATTCAGCGCACCCTCCAGCAACGGACTAAGCTTAACTGCTAGCTCGGCAATGTTGAACACAACGTTTGCCAATGTTGGGGCTAAGTCTTTGAAAATATCCCGCACATTACCTAAGAACGTTTGGAACTCCGGGTTTGCGCCAATCTCATTGAACTTGTCGAGTATTCCCTCTAAGAGTGACGTGTCGGCATCAATATCCAGCAAGTTCTTCAAACCCTGTCCGATATCGCTGAAGAACGTCATTACATCCTCGGCAACCGGCTTCAACTTCTCCAACAACACCGGGAAATCCTGCTCAAAAAACTTCGTCAAAGGTGGCACAACATCGGCCAAGAAAAACTGTACAAACTTCTCAAACGAAGGAATCAGCGCAATACCAATCGTCTCCTTAATCTGCTCCAACCCCAACCGGAACCGATCCGAATACAACGCCCCCGCCTCAGCCGCCCCACCATACTGCGACTCCACCTCCGTCAAAATCAAAGCCTGCGCGTCAAGCAAACGGTTCGACTCAACCAAAGTCCTAATCTGCTGTTGCTGTTGCTCCGTAAACGTAGTGCCACCCTTACGCAACGCAGTAATACCCCGAATCGGGTCTTCCAACGCCTTACCTAAAGCAATCGCCTGACCGGAAGCATCACGTTTCAACACCATCGCCATGTCAAACGCGGCCTTCGTAGCCCGGTCAAAACTCCCACCAGCCTCACCAGCCGAAGCACCCAAAGCCTTGAACGACAACAGTTGCGCCTGAACACTCTTTACAACCTCAGCGTCAACACCAATCCGCAACTCCTGAGCATCCGCAAACTTGATAAGCCTGTTAGTGACAGAATCTAGTTCTCCACCAAACTGACCCGTAGTTTTCGCCACCTGCTTGAGAACAGCGTTTGCCTGCAAAACATCTTGACCCATACGGATTGTTTCGGCAGCGAAATTCCCGATAGCCCTAACAGCGAACGCACCCGCAACAATGGCACCAAACCCAGCCACAGCCTTACCAAAGCCACCCAGCGCACTTTGTGCTTGCCGTAAACCAGTCGGGTCAAACTTAGAAACAATAGGAAGATTTATAGCCATCAGTTATCCCTCAATCTACGCCCGACCTTCTGAGCAAACTTATCCAAAACTCTCACAGCCGCCCTTGTCGCTTCAGCCTGCTTCTCCTTGAACTCAGGAATCACAAAACGACCCAGACCGCCAATCATCGAAGGCAGGTTGCGAATCATTGCCGCACCCTGCGGGGTCAAACCGCCCTTAGCACGACCAATGTTGCGCGTACCAGCCAACTCCAAAATAGACAGGCCAGCGTTAGGCCGGCGATCATTGAACCGAATCGAAACGACAGGGAACACCCCAGGCTTCTTCGCCCTCCGAGCAAACGGAGTCCTCACCGACATTGTCGGTTTACGCCACACATAAGGTGACGAAGCATTGTTCTTCGGAGAAAAACCACTCAAGGGTGCCTCAGACGGAATCTTAGAAGCAAGCGCCTGAGCAATCGGTTTGATTTCTGACTTCATTTCGGCCACTAATTCTTTGCGAAGGTTCGGCTCAAGGTTCTTTAGTTCAGCCAAAACCTGCTGAAGATTCTGTGCACCAACCACAAACCCTGGTAAACCGCCGACCCGAGTTTGTTGCGCCATAATCTCTATTCTACCGCCGGCCCCGCTTACCACTCTGGGCCTGAGCACGCGCAATCAGATAACGCTCGATAGTCCACAACATTCGAGGCTCAAGCTTCATCAGCTCCAACGGGCTAATCCCCGTCTCAACAGCTAGGGCTGCAATCTCCCAGTGAAGGCTCGACTCACCGAGCCCCTTTATTTTTTTGTGGGAGCCTCAGACACCATCGAAACAGACTCAACCCACTTCTCAAACTCGTCAGTGGTGTGCCCGGTACGCTTCAGAGCGTGCCACGCCAAAAAGAACATATGCGTCAAACGCACTTCATCCCCCAGGCGAGCAACACTCAAATCGAAGCGTGCCTCGAAAGCAATGAGATCGGCAGCAATAGCCGAACACTCAACGCTTGTTTCGTCAATGAAAGTAACTTGTAGGTTTATTGGATTCATTGGTTACGCAGTTCCTCTAGTCACAGTTCCATCAGCCAAAGGCCATGTTACCGACAGAGTAGCCAAATCGCCAACCGAGCTAGCAAACGGGCTGTACTCAGTGACAAGGAAAACGCCAGTGTAAGACGGGTTAGTTGCGGTCACAGCAGTGCCGTTAGGGATAGCCACCACGGTTGCGTTACTGCCCAAAAGCGGGAACAGTGTGGCATCCACAGCACTAGAACCGAAGTCCTGGTGGAAGTCAATGGTTACGGAAGCATCTTTGAGGGCCCCGATACGCTGAACGAAAGTGTCACCGAAAGCTGTGACCTCTTGCTCGGCTGACGAGATATCCCAAGTCAGTGCCGCAATCGCAGTCGAAAAATCTGCGCCATTGATTTTGATGTTGTAGTTAGTAGCGACAAACTTTGCCACAGTTTTCTCCTTATAGTGCGAACACGGTCACGGCAAAATCTGCCGAAAGGTAAGTTATATCTCCAATTGTAACCGAGGTGATGTTAGTCATCTCAGAAACCCTGGTATCGAAGGCATTACCGCCCAGAGTGCGATCCGATTCAATCGCAGTCTTTAGTGAACCCGAGCCAGTGCTTATGAGGGCGTCAAGGTTCTGCTGTGCCTGCTTAGTGGCGAGCCTTCCGAAGATTACAGTGACCACGAAACTGTATTCGGTCAGCCCCTTGTTGAAAGCCTGGTTGTACGAAACAGAACCCAACTGCACAACGGCAGCCGGCATCATCGGGTCGTCAGGAATATCCGCGTAGGTTCGCAACCCGGCAATCGTGCCCATGTTGGTTGCGAGGCCCGCCCGCATAAGGCTAATGCTCACGCGAATCGAATCTTCCGGTAAGGCTGAATCAGGCGCTCCACATCAGGATCGAGCCTGCCAACCCGAACCACACCAATATCTGAGAACCCCAGCACACCCGTTGGGGACTCGTAACGCTTATAAGCTCGCAGTGAGGAAAGAATCGTTGCCTGCTTGATAGCGCTCGGGATAGAAGCGAAACCGAAACGTGCCACGATCTGAACGGAAGCCTGCCCCGCATTGATGTCCCGAGGCTCATAAATCGGCCACAAATAGTCACCGACAGCGCGAACCCTCGTGAACGGTGTGGCAATCCCACCAGCCAACCCATTCAACGGCTCCAACTGGTAATCAGTAGAAGCCCAAGTCTGGTCGAACCCGCCCTCACCCGTAGTATCCGACTTGATAGACGTGACCGAAATAATGTCATCGGTCTCGAGCAGATAAATGTTCTCAGGAATGTAGATACGGGTTACCGCTGTGGCACCCGTGCTGAAAAAGACGCGCTCAGTGTAGGCGTCAATGTCGCGGGAACTCGACTCAATAGCAGTCTCCAACAACGAGTCATCAATGTTGTCGGTGATTCTGGCCGCAGCCTTCACCTCAGCGAGTGTTGCGTAACCGTTCACGATAGCCAAAATAAACCTCCAACCACCATTCTACCGCCCGGCCTCCCACCCGTTCAGTCTGCGCCGTTCCACACTCCACGAGCCCGCCCCAAAATCGTCACGCGCAACCTTCTCCGAATAGTGTGCCTGGTTCGAGGTGAAGGTTCTCGAGTTTTCACGCGACAACCTTTCATCAGACCGGATGGTCGAACTGTTGTCATGGATCGCCTGCACATCAAGTTTCCGAATCCGAACCCCAGCGTGCTGAGCCCTCCGCTGATAATCGTTGTCCTCAAAATATGCGGGGAAGAAACCGCAACTATCGAACAAACCAATACGCCTCACAGCCTCATAGCCGAGAGCAAACGCCTGCCAATAGGGGAACGCCTTAGAGAGCGTTATCTCGTCACTACGGGCCTCTGAGAGCGTTTCAAGGGCACCAGGCTCAAACTCCACGTCATTCGATGCAAAAAACCAGCGTTCAGCATAAGGAAATGACTTTATGCCTAGGTTCCACGACTCTGAAACACCCAAGTTCGCTGGCATCGGCAAATAGGTCGTGTGCTCCACACAAGCCGGCACATCAATCGCCATATCCTCCAACACATCCGAAGCCCCGTTGTCAATGATGAGTAAATGTTTCACCGGGTAGTCAATGCTCGACACCATGCGATCTAACAGGTCGTAACGGTTTAGCACCGGCACAATCAGGTTCTCTAACACCACGTTCCCTTCCACTTCACCACAAGGTCATTCTCCAACACCAGATTCTTCCGTTCGTGACGCTCCACCACATCGGTAGCGTTCTTATCGGTCAACTCAGGAAACAACACTGTGGGCTCCCCACTGGCCTCCACATAACGCCGGTGCCAGTCAATCTCCAAAAGAATCGAGTGCGCTTTATCGGTCACAGTGGGCACGCCAATCCGTTCGATAACGTGGCGCTCATAAACCCCTGCATAGCACCCGAAGAAATACGGGTCGCGGGTCAACGCCACAGACCCCTCAAACTGGTCGAGCAAATCCCAAAACTTATCAGACTTGATAACCCAAGAATCCTGCAAGAAAAAGAAACGATCCACAGTCGTGTTCTCCATCACCCAGCGAATCTTCGCCAACTCGAAACCGAAACTGACCACCGCAATATGCTCCCGCCCCAAGGACGCTGAACAATCAGCAAGCCAAGCCTGCCGGTCAGGACTAGACCCGATTACGGTCAGCACTACGCGCCTTCAGCTTCGTGGTCGAAATGCTGTGAGTGTAAGGAATGTAAATCAGAGAAATGTCCCGCTCATCCAACCAATCCTGCGTAAATTGCATCTGGGCATAATAATCTCGCCTAGCCCAATCTGTACCAATAGCAATAATGTCTGGCCCCACCATGTCAATGCTTGTGCGCGAATCCGCCCCGTCAACATTCGGCAACACATCATCAACCCAACGGCACGCCAACAACACTTCTGCCCGCTCCTCAAAAGAACACACCGGGCTCTTGCCCTTATACGCCTCAATAAACTCATCCGTGTTCAACGCCACCACAACCCGCCCAAGCTGTGAACACTTCCACAGAAAATTGACGTGCCCGGAATGAAACAGGTCGAACGTGCCGCCAGTGTAAACAGTGAGCTTATCCACCAAAATACCCCCTCAGGAACGGCATCCAATAGTCAGCCCACACCTTCTCCTCATCAAAGTCGAGTGCAAACTTTCGTGACACCGCAGAGAACCCGCGCTCCCCGTTATAGGCAAGCTCCAACGCTGACACTACCGAAGCCAACAACGGCACCTGGAAAAAAGCCTTCATCGGCTCATTCCAAAACGGTTGCCCCTGCACCAACCAACCATCCTCCGCCACCAGGTCAGCAGTAGCAGCCCAACTCGAACCAATAACCCGAGTGCCACACGCCTGAGCCTCCACAGTAGGAACCCCAAACCCTTCCCCATAAGACGGGGCCAACAAAACATCCGCAGCCGAATACAAAGCGGCGAGCTCCGCCCGCGAATACCCAAGCCGATACCTCTCACGATTAGCGAACGTAATCTTCTCTGGCGGAATCCCCGAAACCCGCGCAAGCATCCCCAAATCAAACCCGCCCACATTAGGTGACGGGTCAGCGTGAACATACAAGTGAGAATCAGGGTGCGACTGCAAGTGTGCAGAGAACGCCATAAAGTTCACATCGTAAGCCTTCCGATGCAGAATCCCGTTCGCCTTATTCGCCGCCACCATCGCCACCAGGAACGTTTCATCACTCACACCCAACACTTCACGGGTCGGCATCATCCCATCAGGCCCAGGAAACTTAGGCGTCTTTTGCAACACCTTCGTGTTGACCGCGTGCGGAATATAGACCGACTCAATGCCAGCTTTATCCAACTGTCGTTTCCCATGCGGGGCCATCGCCACCGGGGTCACATTGTCTCGGCGAAGAAAATCCCCAACCCCAATAGGTAACGTGACGTGATCTAGTGGCACCCAAGATATGACCGGCAGGTTGTCCCTCCACGGCTCATAAATCCACACGTCATACAACGTCATAATCGCGTGCTTCAGGTCAGGAGTAGAAGCCCGGTGGTAGTTGTGCCACGGAGTCAAAACATCCTGCGAATAAGGTGCAACACCCTTCGGGTAAATGGGCACACTCCCGAAGTCTGTGCGATGCTCCCCAATGGCACCCTCTGAACCGTAGTTCGACAGCACACCCACGTTCATGCCGTGACGTTTCATGTAACGCACCAGAAACTCAGCTTGAACACCGTAGCCCGTTGGAGCCCCAGGATTATTGCTTGCAAGCGATATTACGCCGGAAATCTTTTCGTAGGCCATTCGAACATAATAGCGAAAGCCCCCGCCGTGAAACCTACAACACGACGAGGGCCTTCAGCCTTATGACTAATGCTTATGCAAGAGCCAGGTACTTGATGTGGTTTGCACCGTTAGCAACACCAGCGCCGAGACGGTATACGAAGCGGTAGCCCGTGACGTCGTTGGCGAAGTATGCGTCTTGGCTGACTGCAACCTGGAGACCAGTCGTCGCAATCTTCACAGACTCCCAGTGTCCGAAGAACACAACCTTGTTTCCGGTTGCAAGAGTTCCTTCGACTGCGGGATTCTCGTACACCGGCATTCCAAGGATGGTGCTGGGCTCTCCAACTACAGGGTTGTAGATGTACTGTCCAGCGTTGTCCTTCAGCTTGCGAACGAAACCAAGAGTCTTGGTGTTCATCATGAACCCGGTGCCAGGAAGCATACGAGCCAAACCGTCAACCGAGTAAGCAAGGTCAATCAGGTTGTCGGTAGTGAATGCGTTGGTAGTACCAGCAGTAACACCGGAACCGGCAACAGCGGTAACGGCTGCGTGAACAACTACGTTAGCGCGGGTACCGATAGCGACACCAGCCTGACGTGCAACGTTTTCCTCAATGTCGAAACCGGCGTCAGAGACCAGCTCGTTGGAGAGCTGAACAATGAAAGCCTGCTTCGTGGGCTGCAGAAGAAGAGAGCTGTAAGTCGGGTTGGACTCGGAAATTGCGGAACCCTCAGTTACGGCTGCAGCAGTGCTGTAACCGCTCATGATCGGGATACGCAAGTCGTTGCCCTGGTCGCGCAAGAATGTTTCTGACGTTTCCAAATAAGGGCCCACGAGTTTTGCTAAATTGTAGACACGATCTAGAAAACTTACGGGAACAGTGTCAGCAGAATCAACGAGTGCACGCTTCTCAGAGTGCAGGAACTCGTGACCACGGATTTCACCGCGAGCCAACGAACGGAAAACCTCAGCAGAATCGCGGCTAGTTTCCTCAACAGGGGAGAAGCCACGGGCAGCCTGAGCGAACTCAGCAGCACGAGACTCAGAAACCTGAGCAACCTCGATGGAGCGCTGTGCGCTTTCGATGTCAGCTTCGATACGGTCAATCTTGGTCAGCTCGGCCTGGTCTAAACCTCTGCCTTCAGACTCGGCTCCATCAATGACGGCGCGAATCTGCATGGTGAGGTTAGCTTTCAGCTCCTGCTGACGCTTCAAAAATGAATCAGTCATCAGTAATCTTTCTTTCTAAATGAATATGGATCGCAACCGTGCTAACACAGAATCACTCACCGTAGCGTTGACGCATACCGGCTACCTTCAATTGTAAACCGTGCCCTGCAATGCGTTCCAAAAAGAAAAGCCCCCACCGGGGAAAGGGTGGAATACCCGGCAGGGGCGAACCCGATTCAGCGCGTTTCCGCAGCCTTCAACACACGGGTTTCTTTAGTCGGCTCGTCATCGAGACCAACAATCCGGCGGGCCAACATTTCAGCCACACCAACATCCTCAACAACATCAAACAGCAGTGACGCAATCTGTTCAACAGTTGCCATTAGTAACCCATCAAAACTTGCAGCTTCTTCTTCTTCAAAGCCAACAATTCCAAACTGTTATCGGCCACGGGTGCCTCAGCCTCCGGTGCCAGCTCGTTGATTACAGTCTGCAACAGGTTGCGATCATCAGACGAAATGTCCTCCCCGTTCTCAATCTTCAACAACGCATCAGCGAGAGCATCAGCATCCACGTTCGCACGTTTCGCAATCTTGTCCAAACCGCGAACCGTAGCCGTGCCAGCAGTCTCCGGGTAAGCAGGGAACGCCACAAGTGAAACCTCGTGCAAACGCACAGACTTTAGAACACGTTCAGTCCCGTCAGAACTCCACTCATCCCCACCACGGGCAGGCATAGAGAAACCAAACGAGAACGCCGTCACATCCCCCCGGCGCACAAGCTCCGAAGCGTCACGCCCATAAGACGTGTTAGGCAGGGTAGCGGAAACGCGAAGCCCACGGTCATCCTCAGTCAAAACCAAAGTGCCTGCACGGGTCGAACCAAGCACGGCACCGCTGTCGTGGTTCCACAACAGTTTCACATCGTTGCGCGATCTCAGGGAAGCACGGAACGCACCAGGCTGAATAGTTTCAGTGAACCCGCCCAGGTTCTCACTGCGCGAATTGAAAAGTGCAGCGTAACCCTCCAAAAACATTCCGGAGGCATCCTCACGGATTTCAAACTTGTCAACCTCAACAATACGGGTTTCCAACTTGCTCAACGCTTCGCCCTTCGCTCGGCCTTCATTCTCTGCCTCAATTCTACCAACCACACCATCCGCGTAAGCCAGAGCACGCTCGGCACTACGTTTTGAACCGCCACCACCCCACAACGCCATAGCCACAGCGCCAGGCCCCGGATAGTTTTCGTTCCCCGGAATGTTAGCCGGCGCATCCATGTCAACAAGGTGCCGGGAAATCCATGCCCGCAAACGAACCCACTTGTCAGCGGTCACATTACCCTCAGCCATTGCACGCGCTTCACGGATCGTGGCATCCACAACACCATCACCCGACAAACCTTCACGATGCCATTCCAGGCCACGCCTAGCGCTCGCCCTCATATACGCTGGGGCACTCAAATCAACCTGACGCAACCCGTCAACATCATCGTCACCGTCATCTTCAGGCTCACCAGGTAACGGGTCAATCTTCGTCAAAGTCGAAAACTTGTGACCGACAAGAATGTCAGTTTCATCCCAATACACTTCACCCGTATCACTCTCATCGGGCCGGTAAATACGAATCAACGCAGCAGGGTCATCAGGTGTGGCCTCAATACTGAAAGACGAATCGGGAATCCCCAAAGTGCCCTCAGTCATAATGTGCTCGATACGGCCACGAGCCATCCCGCCCGAAGAATCC